TTGAAGGCACCGTCGTAGACAACGAATAAGGATCATAAGCATGCCATTAATCAGTTCAGGGTACCCAAAAGGAATTTACGGTATTGGTCTTAGAGATCAACTGTTTCCAGGTGAAGAAGAATACTTTAAAGCTAACCCTCATGTAGCAGGTATGGCGGCAGAAGATAACAAAGTAATTCTTAATCCGTATAGCAAAATATCCGATAAAGAAAAAGAATCGGTATTACGTAATGAAGCGGCTAGAGTTCACATGAGGTCAGGCTTACTGCCTAAACCTAATTATGACTTAACGCCTGATCAAGCCGAAGCATTTAAAACGTATGGCGAAGGTGATATGGATGCAATTCGTCAAACTATTGCCGCGCGTATATTCTCAGGTGACCCTTCAGCAAAAACGCCAACCCCCGCACAAATAGAGTATGTAAACCAACTTAAGCAGTTTATGGGCGCTCAGTAAGTGCAACTACCTATATATAGCTCGGATGAAGAACAGTTATTAATGTCACGTCTGTGGGACCCGCGTGTTGCGGACGATCCTGAAGCGTTCGTGCTGTTCGCGTTCCCGTGGGGACAAGCCAACACGCCGTTAGCAAAGTTCAGAGGGCCAAGACAATGGCAACGCGACGTGCTAAGAACAATCGCCAAGCACATCAAAGATAATCAAGGTAAAGTCGACATGTCAACGTTACGTGAGGCAGTCAGCTCAGGGCGGGGGATCGGTAAGTCGGCGTTAGTCAGTTGGCTAATACTGTGGATGTTAACAACACGCATCGGGTCTAGTGTAGTGGTGTCAGCTAACAGCGAGTCGCAGCTCAGGTCCGTCACATGGGGCGAGCTGACTAAGTGGCAGGCCATGATCATCAACGCGCATTGGTGGGAGATCAGCGCGACTAAGCTCGTGCCAGCCAAGTGGGTGTGTGAGCTAGTCGAGCGCGACTTGAAAAAGGGGACGCGGTACTGGGCGGCTGAGGGTAAGCTGTGGTCAGAGGAGAACCCAGACAGCTACGCGGGTGTGCATAACCACGACGGCATGATGTTAATATTTGATGAAGCAAGCGGCATACCTGACGCCATCTGGTCCGTAGGGGCTGGCTTCTTCACGGAGAACATATTAGATCGGTATTGGTTCGCGTTCAGCAACCCGCGCCGTAATCAAGGCTACTTCTTTGAGTGCTTCAACTCTAAACGAGACTTTTGGCATGGGAGACAAATAGATGCACGTCAGGTCGAGGATACAGATAAAGCGGTTTATGAACAGATTATTGCAGAGTATGGTGAGGACTCGTCACAGGCGCGGGTCGAGGTTTATGGTGAATTTCCTTCTGCGGGAGAAGATCAGTTTATCAGCCCGACACTCGTCGAGGACGCATTTAAACGTGAGAGATATAAGGATACGTCTGCGCCAATCGTTATCGGAGTGGACCCAGCGCGGGGCGGGGCGGATAGCACAGTCATCTTAGTGCGTCAAGGCCGTGACATTATAAGTATCAAACGCTACCAAGGCGAGGATACGATGTCTATCGTTGGGCGTGTCATCGAGGCGATAGAAGAGTTCAAGCCTGTCATGACAGTCATCGACGAAGGCGGCCTGGGGTATGGCATATTGGACAGGCTAACCGAGCAACGCTACAAGGTTAGAGGTGTGAACTTTGGGTCACGCGCTAAGAACAGCATCATGTGGGGCAACAAGCGGGCAGAGATGTGGGGCGCCATGCGAGAGTGGCTTAAGACTGCGAGCATACCAGAGGATAGAAAACTAAAGTCAGACCTGACAGGTCCAATGAAGAAGCCAAACAGTAGTGGTACAATCTTCTTAGAAGGTAAGAAAGAGATGAAAGCAAGAGGCATGGCAAGTCCTGACGCAGCGGATGCACTATGCGTTACGTTTGCATTTCCAGTAGCGCATCGTGAGTATGTTGACAAAGGCATAAAAAAGTCGTATGCTAACGGTGGCGGTATATCTAGTTCATGGATGGGAAGCTAAAATGGCTACAAAAAAAGCACATGACAAACCTATTGCGCATACCACAAAAGGTAAAGACGCAAACTACAAGCCTACAGATAAAGGCGCTGGCATGACAGCTAAAGGCCGTGCAGAGTATAATGCTAAGAACGGCAGTCATTTAAAGGCACCAGCACCAAGCCCAAAGACAAAAGCAGACGAAGGCCGTAAAGCCTCGTTCTGTGCTAGAATGGGTGGCGTAGTAAAAAATGCTAAAGGTGATGCACCTAGAGCAAAAGCAGCACTTAAAAAATGGAAGTGTTAAGGACATATTATGGCAGCTAAACCAGGTTTGTACGCAAATATCCACGCAAAACAAGAACGTATTAAAGCAGGCTCAGGTGAAAAAATGAGAAAGCCTGGCGCTAAAGGCGCACCAACAGCTAAAGATTTTAAAGACTCAGCTAAAACCGCTAAAAAAGGAAAATGAAATGAAAGCTAAATCGTTTGAAAAGTCTAAAAAAGACGTAGAGAAAAAAGGCGTTAAAGAAGGTAGCAAAAAAGACATGTACGCAGATAAAAAACAGTCTAAACCAATGCCTATGAAGAAGAAATAATCATGCCATTAAAAAAATCTACCTCACCAAAAGCGTTCCGTGAAAATGTTAAAGCTGAAATTAAAGCAGGGAAACCAATCAAACAAGCGGTTGCCATCGCGTATTCCGAAAAGCGTTCAGCGGCCAAAAAAGGTAAAAAATGAGACTTAAGCCATTAAGCGACTGCATTGTTGTAGAGCAAGACGAAGAAAAAGTAAGCAGTATTATTTTTGTACCAGGTGCTAAGAAGTTGTTTAGCGGATACGTACGCGCAATCGGCCCAGGGAAAAAACTAGAAAATGGAAACTTATCAAATATGGATGTTCAAGTTGGGGATCATATTATGTTTGGTGAGTACACAGGTCAAACGACGACTATCGACGGTAAAGATTACCTAATGATGCGTAACACGGAAGTGATTGGACTGATAAATGAATGATGATATGGTAACCGTCGGTGTTGTCGCTAATGGCGGCAACAAGAAAAGCGATCCTAGGGATATGCTGGCTACAATGCGTAGCCGTTTTTCTATGGCGGTTTCTGCTTATTCAGAGTCAAGAGAAGATGAGCTTGACGACTTACGTTTTGAGGCTGGTTCGCCTGACAACCAATGGCAATGGCCTGCGGATGTGTTGGCAACACGCGGTTCAGTACAAGGTCAGACGATTAATGCTAGACCTTGCTTAACAATCAACAAGTTACCGCAACACGTTCATCAAGTTACTAATGAACAACGCCAAAACCGACCTTCGGTGAAGGTAATTCCTGTGGATGATAATGCTGACGTAGAGGTCGCAGAAATATTCGAGGGAGTTATTAGGCATATTGAATATATCTCAGATGCAGATGTCGCATACGACACAGCATGTGAGAATCAGGTCACCTATGGTGAAGGTTATATCCGTGTACTAACTAAATATTGCGACGACAATACATTTGATCAAGACATTTACATTGGTCGCATCCGCAATTCCTTTAGCGTGTACATGGACCCTACAATCCAAGACCCAACTGGCGCTGATGCTGAATGGTGTTTTATTACAGAGGATATGACAAAAGCTGAATACGAGCGTCAATTCCCTGATGCAGCACCAATTTCATCGATTATGCAACAAGGTGTAGGCGACTCTTCACTAAGCCAATGGTTAACAGAAGATACAGTCCGTATTGCAGAGTATTTTTACATAGATCACACGCCATCTAAGCTAAATCTATACCGTGGCAACATCTCAGTAGTAGAGAATAGCCCTGAAGATAAGCAAATGAAAGATATGGGTCAAAAACCTATCAAGTCACGTACTGCTGACGTTAAAAAAGTCAAGTGGTTAAAGACAAACGGCTTTGAAATCTTGCAAGAACAAGAGTGGGCAGGTTGCTACATCCCTGTTGTGCGTGTAGTAGGTAACGAGTATGAAGTAGATGGACGATTGTACGTGTCTGGCCTTATACGTAATGCAAAAGATGCACAACGTATGTACAACTATTGGGTTTCACAAGAAGCTGAGATGTTGGCATTGGCGCCAAAAGCACCATTTATCGGTTACGGCGGTCAATTTGAAGGCTATGAATCTCAATGGAAAACTGCAAACACGACAAATTGGCCTTATTTAGAGGTTAACCCTGACGTAACAGACGGTGCAGGTAGCGTTTTACCTTTACCACAACGTGCGCAACCACCAATGGCTTCTAGCGGTCTATTACAAGCAAAAGCAGGCGCTTCAGACGATATTAAATCATCTACAGGTCAATATGACTCTAGTTTAGGTGCAACAAGCAATGAACGCTCAGGAAGAGCGATTTTAGCAAGAGAAAAACAAGGTGATACGGGTACATACCACTATATTGACAATTTAGCGCGTGCTATTCGCCATATTGGACGTCAATTAGTGGACTTAATCCCAAAAATCTACGATACAGAACGTGTAGCACGTATTATTGGCATTGATGGCGAAGTAAAATCAGCGAAAATTAACCCTGATCAGCCTGAACCAATCAAAAAAATAGTGAACGAAACAGGCATTGTAATTGAAAAAATTTACAATCCTAGCGTCGGTAAGTACGACATTGCGGTGTCTACTGGCCCAAGTTATATGACAAAACGTCAAGAATCACTAGATGCAATGAGCCAACTATTGCAAGGCAACCCACAATTGTGGCAAGTGGCTGGCGATTTGTTTGTTAAGAACATGGATTGGCCTGGCGCACAAGAAATGGCTAAACGTTTTGCTAAAACAATTGATCCTAAGCTATTAAACGATGCAGAAGATAACCCAGCATTGGCAGCCGCACAGCAACAAATGGAAGCGATGGGCAAAGAACTAGATCAGCTACATGGCATGTTACAAAACGTTAGCAAGTCAATGGAAGCGCAAGATTTGGCAATTAAAGAACAAGAAGCTAACATTAAAGCTTACGATGCTGAAACTAAACGTATTAGCGCAGTCCAAGCATCTATGTCACCAGAACAGATACAAGACATTGTAATGGGTACGGTGCATGGTATGATTACAACTGGCGATTTAGTAGGTGAGATGCCAGGTCGCGGCGCACCTGAAATGCCTAACCAAATGCAAGAACAACAGCCAATGGCACCATCTGAAGGGATGCAACAATGAAAGCCTGTGACTTTGTAGGAATATTATTCTTAGCACGAGATGTAACGCACTCCGTACATCTTAATACACGTAGCTATTCAAAACATAAAGCGCTACAAAAGTTTTATGAAAATATTATTGAGTTGGCAGATAATTTTGCTGAAGCTTATCAAGGCCGTCATGGTTTAATGGGGCCAATATCTCTGCAATCAGCTAAAAAGACGACTAATGTGCTTGAGTTTTTAGAAAGTCAATTAGAAGAAATTGAAACTGATCGCTATAAAGTGTGCGATGAAACAGATACCGCGATACAGAATTTAATTGATGAAGTAGTAGCACTATACTTATCTACAATCTATAGATTAAGGTTCTTAGCATGACCGTTTCAGTTACCCACTCTACACCTGCAGACGGCACTTTTAGTGCTGCAGGCGCTACAGCGTGGAACGCTACCCATACTTTAACAGGTGTAGGTACAATGGCGGAACAAAATGCTAATGCAGTTGCAATTACTGGCGGTACGATTACGGTCACTACTTTAACTGCAACAACAGGTATCAGCGGCGGGGTATTCTAATGAATAGCTTTTTTGGCGGTGCATTTTTTGCAGGTGAGTTTTTTAATAGCGTTATTATTGCAGGTCAACAATTATTGATCGAAATTAGATCATTTACACAAAGTAGGAGAATATAAATGTCAGTTAACTTAAAAGCTATTACCACACGTCTAGGGTATCAGCAAATTACATCTCTTAGCGCGGCTACAGGACTGACAGTTCCTTCCGTTGATCTAAACGGGCTTAATTGCAGACCATCTATTGCATTGATTACACCTGAAACGCAAGCCGTTCGTTGGCGCGATGATGATGTTAACCCTACAGCATCTGTAGGCATGCCATTAGCAGCAGGCGTTACATTACAGTACGATGGTGATTTGACTAAAATCAAATTTATTGAGCAAACAGCTAGTGCTAAAATTAATATCAGCTACTACGCATAGGGGTTAAAAAATGGATATTTCAAACGGTAATGGCAGTATTGATTCAGGAAAATTAGTAGATTATTTTACTAAACAGTTCCTTAAAGATTTAGGCGAGATGGCAACATTAAAAGCTGAACTTGAAGCTCGTCAAGGAGCTTTAACAGCAGTAGATGAAGCTAACAAAGTACGTGCAGATGCAGATGCTTATGCGGCAGCTAAGAAAGCTGAAGCTGATGACAATCTACTTGCAGCTAAACTTAAAAACGCTGAGTCAGACATTAGAAAAATTAATTTAGATAAAACTGTAGCTTCTTTTGAAGTAACAGCAAAAACAGTTAATGAAGATTTAGATGCTCGTGAGAAATCACTTTCTGGTAAACTAAAAAGCTTAACAGAATCAGAAGCAGCCGTAGCTAAAGCTAACGAAAAAGCAGAAGCACTACTAGCAACGCTTGAAGCTGATCGTGCTACATTAGATGCACGTGTTAAAGCGTTCCAAGCAAAAGTAGCAGCAATAAACGTATAATAAAACTGTACTAGTGCAGTTCACTAGGGTTTCTAAGGAAACAAAATGAGTGAAAACCAAGAAGTAGAAGTAATAGCGGAAGTACCCGCGCCAGAGACAGAA